CCTCACGGGGGGCTCCAGAGCTTAGGCTCTGAGTGTTGCCTGTTCTAAGGGCAACACTGCCTATTCACATCAAAGGAGGAGATGTTGTCATGTCGATCAAACTTTCCGTAGGACCACGTTTTGATACGCGTGGACTCCCAGAAGGTTACGATCCTCATAAATTATATGAGTATCGATATGACACGTTTAAACCTGCAAATGGCCTTGAGTCGTTCGTATATAAACTGATGCCTGTCTCGATGATAAAATCGGTCGCTTTCGCGATTGATCCTACCTATCGATTCAAAGTATCAGGTAATATCGTAACGCCAACAAATCGAGAACGTCAGAGAGCTACGGCTTCCGTATTAGATATGCGGAGTCGTATCAATCATGTCTATGACCATACATATGCCTCAACCCAAAATTACCGGGGTGTTGCATTTTGTTTTAGTCCTGGACCTGACTATCAGAATTTGTTTACGGGAGATTTTCCGACTACGTTAACAACGCAGCCGGTTTTACGCTCCTATATCAAGGACACGACTCGCCGAACACGGCTCTTGGGTAGTTTTGATGGCGAACTTGAGTTCTTCAAGAACGACATCATCTCTAGTCCAAGAACGTTTAAGCGAACGCGTACTCTTCGTCTTTACTACAATGGAACTTATCCTCCGAATCCTGCTTGCGATATGGTAGGGGGCGTTGCCCCTGAGCCATCTGGCGGACAGGATACGTATTGGGAGTTCCAGACGAAGGGTGCATCTGCAGTCTTCCCCTTGGCTACTTATAATACTCTTACGGCTAACGAAGTCGCATTCAATAAGGCTCTCGCCCGAAAGTATGCTGTTAGCATGCTTAAAGGTGTTAGTCCCTTTTCTAGGGACTACTCACTTTTAAGAAATGCTATAGAACTTCGAGATGTTCCCAAAAGTATTCTTCAGCTGAAGAATACAATGGAGAACATTCGTAAGACGTTTGACACTTTTGGTCGTTCAAGTTCTACTCGGGATCTTATATTCGATCTCAAGGCGAACGTGAAGGATATTCCAGGCGAGTGGCTTAGCTTCCACTTTGGCTGGCGTCAAACTTATAAGGACCTAGAGGAGTTGATGGCTTTACCTGAGAAGATTAGCAAAAAGATTAACTTCTTGATGCATCGCTCTCAGAAAGCCACGACCTTTCGCTCCAAGAGGGTTCACCTCTCTGGAGAGACTGGGGTCTCCGGTTTCCAGTATGACACAGAGGCTTATCCGTACGAATATAATGTACAGACATCCTCTCGAATCGTTAGAGAGTCAGAGATACGTTTATCTGTAAACGCGACTTTTGACTTTCCGCCGATAAATGTGCCCTCGCTCAAACGTACTTATACATGGTACGAAAGAGCAGGAATCACTCCACGCTTCATAGATGTCTATAACTTGACACCTTGGACGTGGCTTTATGATTGGTTTACGGGTTGTGGTAATTACCTCGAATTGATGGAGGAAATTAACCATGACCCTTCACTAATCAATTACGGATTCTTTACCGTTCATACGAAAGGTAAGGTAATCAGTGATTTTTACTCGGAAACTCTCGCAGAGTCGGAAGTCCGAATCAATGGCGTTTCGGGAGGTGTCGTTTCTAGCGTTAGCAAGAATCGGCACCAATCGCGCCTTGACTACGAGTGTAGAACTCGTGAGGACGTTGCGGCTCTTTACGATGTGAATACGACTAGCGTGCCGTCTAGTTTAACGGCATACCAGAACTCAATCCTTGGTGCAATTCTTGCCCAAAGATTGGGATTTACCCGGAAGGGGGCTTTCCAGCCCTCTTCGTAGGCCCATTCATACTCACCTTAGGAGACGTCCAATGCTAGCCGACCCAGTAGACGTTGCAGCCGCAGCTCCCACTCCTGCTCTTAGCTTCGCGTTAGTGAAGCAAGACGGATATGGTTCAGAACGGCGTGACAGTACTAACAACTATACCGTTATTACTAATCACGCTACTCTGAAGGGCGGTGGCGACAAACATTATCTGCAGATGTTGCAGACTGTTGTCGCACCCGACCCGGTTACGGGTGTGAACAAGAAATACACTGCATCTTGTTCACTCACTATCGTCCGACCCTTGACGGGATTTACGGATGCCGCGATTGTGGCACTTTGTAAAGCCCTCACGGACTATCGAGACGATGCGCAAGTCACAACTGCAAAGCTCATCGCGTTTCAGAGCTAAGTTGAACTGGCTTATCCAACAAATGGAGAATCCAGTATGGCTTACTCTGTTCAGCGCGTTGTTGCTAATGTCATTCGTTGCACTTTCCTGGCGTATCTACTGTCTATGACAGCATGTACGATTACAGGAAAGGGTGACGTTTCAATGACACAGGAACCTGTGAAGGTTCCTGGCAGTATCGGCCCTTAGCGGCCAGCGGTCGTTAGCGGACTCGGAATCATTTAACCCCCATAGGAGGTGTATGATGAAAAGTCCGATAGCGCTCCTCGCAAGCCTCTTGACTGACGTCAAGAGGTTAGAACCTGATGTGAAAGGCCTCGATCGTGATATCATCACGATCGAGAATCGTTTCGAAAATGAAGGCTACGGTTTCCTTACCGTAGCTTTGCCTGCCTTGGATACTGCGCTCGTGAGAGGCATATCTTCCGGCAAGTTCACCTGCCCCATTGGATTTAAGAAAATCCGTGGGGGAACAATCCCGTTACTTTTTTCGGGTATGTTCTGTGAGATTTTCGATTCGAGAACTGGACTCCTTAAAGACGACACCAACTTCGGTGTCCTGAAGGCGCTTCACGGCGTGCTTCTACTCTTTAAGAAAACTCAAGTATCACCAGAATGTGAGGATCTTCTTCACAAAAAGGCGGTAAATGAGTTTTATCAGTGCGATGAACGTGCAAGTCAGGTTGTTATACCCGACAGGCATGATCATCACATTGATCGTGTTTGTCGTTACGTACTACACTCCCTCAAACAAAAGGAAGCGAAATATGCAGCGTACAAACACGGTCCAGGAGCGGTCAAAGAAGGCTTCAGATCTAACCAGAAGTGGTCAGAACTGGAGCGAGTCATTAGAAACGACTCACAACTCCCCGATTGGGCAGGATACTCTGAGTTCCTCGTTGCGGATGTTTCTCCAAGACTTGGAGGACAAAGCAACTGGTGTCTACGGCGAGATAACAGTCTCGCAGGAAGAATACCAGGAACTCAAGAGAATCTGGTCCTTTTTCAGGAAGCGGATTTCTTTGAACGTAAGCCGCGACTAGATAGTGCGAAACTTATTTCCGTCTTGAAAAACTCTACTTCAAGGCGGACTATTACCATTGAACCCATGCTGAATCAATTTCTCCAGCAAGGGCTAAGTTCCCGACTCAAATCTGCGATAGATTCGTGTCAGGTTCTAGGTAATAGCATCGCACTAACCCATCAAGAGTATAACCAAAAATTAGCTCTTGAGGGCTCTCATTACGACAACTGGGCAACCATCGACTTAAAGTCTGCTTCCGATCTTATGAGCCAAAAGCTCGTAGGACTCGTGTTCAGACAGTTCCCTGATTTCTATCAGAGAATGATGGATTGCCGTTCGCCCGTTGTAGAGGAGGCAACCAAGCCTTCCTTAACCCTGGGTAAGTTTGCCGGAATGGGTAACGCTTTAACATTTCCAGTTCAAAGTGTTTGCTTTGCGGTAGTCTGCATCGCAGCCATCTTGGATTACCAGGGGTTCTCCCCTAGTTACTGGAATGTTAGGCGCGCTAGTCGTTGTGTTCGAGTATACGGCGATGATATCATCGTTCACACCGAACACGCACAGCAGGTTGTGAGCTGGCTTCAGGATGTTGGCCTTCAGGTCAACGTCAAGAAGAGCTTCCTTTCAGGAAACTTTAAGGAAAGCTGCGGTGTCGAAGCATACAAAGGAGTTGATATAACACCTTTGTATCTCCGGCACCGTCCAGATCAACAAATTGCCGAAAGTCCTAGCGTTATTGCCGGCCTTGTGAGTCTATCTAACCACATGTGGTTAGAAGGTCTTTACTCGGCTAGCACCTGGTTGAAAGACTTGGTCGAGTCTGCATTAGGAAGCAGGCTCCCCCTCGTTTCTCAACAGTCTGGTTCGCTAGGGTGGCATAGTCGTCTTGACGCTGTGGAACCACATAAGTGGTGCCGCAACACGCATCAGTTCCTAACCAGGACTTTTGCGCTTATCCCGGTTAAACGCCAGGATAAGTTAGACGGGTATGGTGCTTTACTTAAGTGCTTCCATATGCCCCGGAAGGAGCATTCGGAATCCCACGCAAGTGGGTTATTTATGCCAGACATTCTTGTCTGGGATAAAGATCACCTGAGTAAAACTGCTATACGGTATAAAAACCGTTTAGCCCGGCGATGGGTGCCATCACGCGTTGTGATGGTAAAATCCTCAATCTTTTAGACTGAGGTCAGAGAGGC